ACATGTTTTTATTACTCAAAACATTGTGTTTGAATTCTTTTAACGATTTTTTAAACTCCTGCTCATTTCTGTAGGACTCTAATAAATTGTTTTCAATTATGGATTTGATTTGCCCGAAAGTCATTTTGTATATTTTTAATATAAATATTACGAGTTTAATAACTTATCCAATTCTTTTGAAATTTCTCCCAAAGAATCTTGACCTTGTTTTAAATTAAAAAATCTACTTTTTTCTGCGAATCCACTTTCCAAAAGAATATTCATTTTTTCTTTTTGTGATTCAGGTGTTACTTCAGCTTCACCTCCTGCTGGTGGAGCTTCTGCTGGTGGAGCCTCTGCTCCTAAATCAGGTGCAGCAGTTTCAAAACCTCCCCCACCAAATGATGGTGTTGCCCCCGTATCTTCACCCCCTGTAGTTGCTGCGGCAGTCGCCGTACCACCTGTCGAACTACCATATAACTTATCGATATTATCGAATAAACCTGTTTTGGTAATAACTGTAGGAGTTGCTTTAAGTTCTTCACCAACCGCTCTTTCAATTCTTTGTTGTTGTAAATCCAACCTGATTTCTTCATCAGACCAACCAAAGATATGTTTTTTAGCCCATGTTGATGATGTAGGTTGAATACCGTTTCCTGGGTCTGCAACCAAATCTTTATACAATAATACTTTTTCTTTCCATACGTCGATTTTTAATAAATCGGCTTGTGTTGATGGGTTTGTAAGTCCTAATGTAAAGTTTTGTAATTCGTCTTCAAATCCTAATAAAAATAAATGAACGATTGCAATTTTGTTCAACTCGGCAATCATACTTTTTTGAATTCTGTTGATTGTACGAGCAAAACGGATATCTTGTAATGATAAGTTTTTACCATCACCAACAACTTCTTCAAATCCTAAGAATGCCTTTGGAACACGAAGAGCTGTTAATAGTTTCTTTTGGATATATTCAATATCGGCAATCTCTGATAAGTTTGTTGCTCCAGGTAATGTTGTAATTGGGTCTGGTGCCGCAGGGTCACGAACAGGGATAAAGTAATCTTGGTCAACCGCCATTTGGTTGAATCTCATGTCTACGTTTCCTGTCTTAGAATCCACAACTTGTTCTCTTTTAAACTTATTGGCAACACGGTTTACGTATGCTTCAACGTCATCATCATTCATGTTCCCAACGAATACTTTAAACATTCTTCTTTCAGGTGCACGTGATGTACGATATATTAACATCGCATCTTCAGATAACAATAATTGTTTCCAAATACGTCTTGCCTTTTCTAACATAGATGTACCATAAGGAAGTTTTCTATCATCACCTAATAATCTAAAGTGAGCAATCTCCCATGATTGAAATTCCATGTTTCTATTTTTCCAAGTAAAATGAAGAGCCTTTTTATTTTCTTCTTTTTCTTGTGTAATATCAAGAGTAATTTTTGCACTAACCCCTACCTCATGACGTTCAATTTCAATTGTCGGTAATTGTTGACAACCAATAATACCTTTTTCAGGGTCTAATTTAAGATAAACAAAGTTATCACCATACTTACAAGTGTTTCTTGTCCACATTGGTAAGTTGGTGTTAATATCTAAGTTGTTATTAAATAAATCAGCTAATACTGATTTAATACGTTTTGATTCTGAGTAAATTTGAAGAATAAAACCATCTTCGTTTGTTGTTGTAGATTCTTCAGAGTAAATGTCTAATGCCGCTGAAATTTCAGGAGTATACTCCATTGATTCATAGTCATACTGAGCAGATAATCTTGATGGTTCATAATAAATCGCTTGAGAGTATAAATTGTTTTCAACCTTAGCCCATTGATTTGTTAAATAAAATGTTTGTTGTGCTTGGAGTTTTTCTCTTTCGTAATCATCACGATTTGGAGTACGCAAAAGTTCTTTCTTATCAAACTTAAAAGTTGGATAATCTTGTTTTAATAAAGAGTTTGGTCCAAATGTTTTGGACAACCTCTGCCATACCGTTAAATTATTATCACTCATAGTTTAAATTTACTAATTACCTTGATAATATAAATAGTTAGTGCGAACCAAATAACCACCCATATTTTTGGTAATCAGCCTTGGTAGCCTCACCTTGATTATTCATACCATTACCTCTTCCCATTTGTGGAACCATTGGATTAAAGAAGTCTGAAGAGTTTTTATTTTCATTAACCGTGGTTGCCCATGAGTTAATCATTGCCTTAGTATGATTAGTTACTTTCTCTAAAGATTGAAATGATTTTTCTGCAACGTACAATGCCATAGAAACACCCATAATACAGTCATCATGATGTCCTTTTTGGTGGTCAGGTCTTCCATTAATATAAATAAACGTATTCATTTCATTGTATAATCTATTTGAATATACTTTAAATCCATGTCTAACACCTTCTTCAAATGCCGCAATAATCTGAACCCTTTTAGAATTAAAATTAATCCCAGGAATTTTTTCGTTAATCTTTGGGTCCCATTTCCACTTATTACTTGTATCAACGTTATCAATATATAAACCACCTTGATAGTTTAATTCTTGTAATTTTCTTGCAGTAGAAATACCCATACCCCCTGTGATATCAATTACACAGTAAGCGTTATACATTGTTCCCCATTTATATGCTATTTCAGCCAATACATCTGGTGGAATTTTTGCAACGTATTCTAACACTTGTTCTCTTTCATCAAAATCAATGATTTGAATACACGAGAAGTCCTCAGAATCCCCACGAGATACATCCACACCCATAACGTATTTGTGACCGTTTACGGGTTCTTTAAATATCCACAATGAACCACCCATAAGTTTGGCTTGGGGTTCACGTAAAGTATTTTTGGCAATACCTTGCATTAATTCAGATTCAAATACGTTATCACCTGAACCTAAGAAGTTACATTCCAACTCCTGAGCCACTTTTCTTCGGTCAAACTTTAACTTCTTAACCATACTCTCAAACCACGCCGAACATGGTTTATATCCTTGAGAGATGTAATCAGTTACAACAGAATGGTCTCTATCATATGGATTTTCCATTGACAAATTAATAATATCTTTGTCAGAATATTCTTCACGATTTAACAAATAGTGAACTAAGTCATTAGTTTTAACCATATACAAATCTTTTGTATATCTTGGGTCACGATACCAAAACATCTCAGATATTTTGAAATCGTTCATGTTTCTTAATGACTGGTCGTAGATTTCATAGTAAATTGGGTCGTATCCGTTTGGAGTAGAAACCACAATAACTTTACCCCCTGTAGATAGGGACGCCATACACGCAGACCAAAAATCTGAGTCTGCTTCAATAAACGCCGCCTCGTCAAATACAAGAATGGTAGGAGTATAACCCCTCAAAGCATCCTTTGATGTTGCAACCGCCTTTACTTCACAGTCGTTACTAAGTTTGAAATGTCGTTGTGAGTTTTTTTCTTTTGAAAAAGTAACACCAACCCAATTAGGCCATTGTTCAGTAAATCCTCTTACCTTGTTAGCCATCTCCATTGATGTATCTAACTTGTTGGCAATGATAAGAATTTTCTCAGGTTTGTTCTTTTTAGCAAAAACTAATCTTTTTGATATCCAAGCAGCGGTAACTGTTGACACACCAGCCTGACGATATTTTAATGCAATGTTTTCATTGTAAGTGTCGTAATCTTCTATTAAGCTAACTTGGTCGGGAAATAAGTCCAATGGGACATATTTGGATACGGTGTTATCGTATGTTTGTAAGTAAGTACGAAGTGCGTAAGGAGTATTCCTCATACACTTCGTAACTTCAATAATCAGTTGTTCTCTATTCACAAAATGTTATTTAGGTAATGTTATACCTAAACCACTTAAAAAGTCATCTAAACCATCATCGTCATCCTCATCTGAATCAATATTTTCTTCTTCTTTGTAGTTTTCAAACTCTTCTTTCATTTGAATAGCTTCTTTCATGATTTCTTTAAATCTTGAAGTTGCTTTCCTAACTTTTGAAGAATCTTCAGAGATGGCATTTCCAATAATTTCTAAAAACTCTTGTGCTGGTATTTGATATAACAATATATGGAACCAGTTTATTAGTCCTTTATTGTCTTGGTCGTACATTTCATTTGGTAATGCAAATCTAATTTTTTCAACAATTTCAGGACCAATTCTTAATTGCATTGGCTCATTAGATAAAATGTCTGTTTGACCTTGTACTTTTTGACGAAGACTTGGTTCTTTAGGTAGTCCGTGTCTACCTTTAGCTTCTTCTAATCCTTTAATAATTTCATGACAAAGAATTGGGAAAATCATACCTGTAGCCATGATTTTTGTGTCAGGTTGTGATTCACCTTCTTCACCACCTTCATCTTCATCGGCATCACCTAATTCTACTTTACCTGCAACACCTTGACCTGTTTGACTCATCATTTCAATCATTTGTTCCATACTAAAATACAAG